AAGTGGCTGGCTTTGAAATTGTTGATAGGTAATCGGATTGCCACTACCAATAGCTGCTACAGCTACATTCTGAAGCCAAGCTGTGTTTTTATTAGCTGTGCCTTGTTGAACTGGAATAATTGAGCCTATAGGCATTTGCGCAATAGTGTCATAGTCAGTCGATCGTGTAAGAACCCAGTTATGTGAGCCATCGCCTACGGTTGTGACCGTATATATACCGTTCTGAAAGGAATTGGCTCCTTGGTCCTTAATAAAGATACGATCATTAAGTGAAGCGGAATATCCATCAATCGCGAAGGCTGCTTGTGATCCGGCGTTCGTAAGAGTTGCGCCGACACCGGCCGTACCATTAGCATAGGTTACGGTCAATGCAGCAGTACTTGCAGCTTGTACAGTATCTTTCCATGTCAGTCCAGCGGCTATCGCGTCGACATAAGCTTTGTTAGTCCCATCGGTACTGGCTGAAGGAGTGTTATTGATAGTTATGCTGTTGACAGTAGGAGTTGCCGAATAACTTGGATTGGCTCCCGTAACACCCGTTAAAACTGTTCCAGTTGCCCCAGGAACAGCGAACTGAGCTTGGGTATACACTCCGCCAGCTGAGACGGATATTGTGCCTGTGATCGAATTGCAGCTTAAATTGAGGGTTCCTGTCGCGCCAACGGAATAGGCGGCTGTGCAGCTGATCTCATCCACTTGAAGATTAGCAACAGGAGAAAATAGTCCTGTTGTGCCAATGGTAATACCGACAGCTAAACCTTCAATGCGAGCAATGTTGAGATCAAGCTCTCCTTCTACAGCATAAATACCATGGCCTGCTCCTGATCCATTATCAATGATATGGTCAATGCGACCTACAGTAGTACTAGTCCCAACTGTAGTGACAGCATATCCGGTGCCAGAGACATAAATATCGCCGCCTTTGACATGGATGTGCTTTCCGCCAGAGGTATATTCCCCGATCCCATAGCCATTAACAACGTAGAGCTGTTTCCATGTGAAGTTAGCGAAACCAGATGTGCAGGAAATACCGTTTGTAGACGTGCCAAGTGTGATGGTGTCTATCTCTAGATTGAGATAAGACGAGCCAGTACTTTTGGTTATGGCATATCCGCTTCCAGAGTATGACTGTGTCTTGAATTTGACGTATTCCAAATCGGTAAGCGTTAGAGTGCCGACCAAATTCGCACTGGGCGCATGAATGTCAATGTATTCCGCGCCAGTGATATTTTCGGTATAAACACCATCATCTAGGCATTCTATAACAAACTGATTTGTAGAGGAGGGCGTTTGCGCTGAAGCGAGAGTAATTGCTTGCCCGAAAGTCAATACAGCTTGATTTATGCTCAATCCGGTATTAGTATCAAGCCCGCTCTTCGCTACGTAGTAAATCTGTTTTTGCGCAACGGATTCAGGTGATGCTGAAAGGTCTATTGTGCCCGCTCCTGTTGTAATAACAACGGAACCATCATTCGATGTGAGGCTTCCTTTTCGAACATGAGGAGAGGCAGCCGAGCCAATCAAAAGCTGTCCATTTGCGTTTAATGCACCGCCGCGAGTAGTTCCATCAAAGCTGACATTATCAGCATACATGATAGAATCTTCGCCTGTAACAGAAGAAAAACCAGCCATACTTAACTCACAAATTTAAAGGTAAATTGGGCAGCCCAATCAATTGTTGTCGCAGCGATACCAACCGCTTGAACAAGAAGCGAATTTCCACTTATCGTCAAATCAAATCCGGCTGCGTTCATAGCGACTTCTTCGAAGATGACGCCTGTATCGGTTCCGATTTCGATGCCTGCTGCGCCTGTTGTTCTACATGAAGCAGACCATGTATAGCCAGCTCCTGCGGTATCTGTGGTATCGAATGCAGTTATCACGCCTTCCATGATGTAAACTCCGGGGACTGCCCCCAGTGGGAAGCTTATGATCGTTGTAGGGGTTGCGTTTGTTGTTGTAACAGTGCCCGCAACACCTATGCCTATTGTAACGGTAGAACCAACCTGAGACGTTGTTATCCCATTGATTCCATTTATAGCAGTTATCCCCCCGCCTTCGGGTATATTGACGATTCCAGCCTGAGACATATGTACTCCTATCCTAGACAGACGAGATAAATAAGACCCGTACCAGCAGACCCTTTCACGTAGAACTGCGTTCCTGAGCGAACGTATTGGCCTTGCGTGCCTTCCACATTGGAACGATTGGCTGTGATGTCATAGAGAAAGAAGCTTCCGCTGGGCAGCACATCATGGTCATTGGCACCGTCCCACGAAACAGTCACCGTCACAGTCGAGTTATTTACAAACTTGAATATGCGTATAGGTCTTGTCAATGGCGTTCCAATAGCCTGATAGCTCCCCGATAAGGTAGAGCTATTAAAGGAACGAACTGTATCAGGAATCATCACAACTTCAGTTGTATACTGAGACATATGCGCTCCTTAGTTGATGATGAGCCAATTTACAGTTGAACCATCGGCTGCATTGGACGAGTTAATCACAAACGAAGTTGCTGCAATTATCGAAGCGGTTGGAGCTGAAAGGAAGCCAAGGTTCGCTATCACATCCGGAGTATTGACCGTAAGCTGAATCTTCGAAGCTGCTGTTACTCCGGTTGTGCTAACGGTGATTGTTCCGCCCGAAAGAGTGGCCGTGCCAGTAATACCTGCTGCGCCTGTGCCAAGAGTCACTTTTGTGAATGTAGGAGTCGAAGAACCATTAACCGTAATTGTATGCCCAGCACCTGCCGTAGAGGCAATATTAGCGCCGGCAGCGATGATAATATTCCCAGCTGCTGGCGAAAGAGCTCCGCCTGAGCTGCCCTGGATTGTATCAACTGGACCTACTGCTGCGACAGTTGCGACCCATGTCGCCGAACCAGCAGCTACGCTCGTCAGGATGTAGTTGATCTGGCCAACGGAGTCATACCATTGCTGGCCTAGACTGAATCCGATATCGGATGTTGTTGGCGCTCTTTCAAATGTTTCTGGGATAAGATCGAATGCTTGAATTGGTTGCGGAAAGCCGTACACGCTGTTGGCTTGCGCTTTGATTGTTCGAGCCATGATTTTATAAACCTCACTTTAGGGATTGTTCTCGAAAAAATAACTATATCCTAATTTGAGGTAATGACAAAATTTTAATTTGGGCGTAATGTCAGATTGAATTCGACGACAACTTGCAAATTTTGCAATTGTTCAGAGAGGAAAAAGTTCAATTTAGGTTTCCCATGTCATTTTCGCCAAAACAAATATCATCGCTCGAAGAGTCAAATGCCAAGATTAATATCTGGGAAGGGTCAGTTCGTTCAGGCAAAACATTCGTCAGCATCTGGCGATTCATTAAGGAAGTGAAGAACGGCCCTCCGGGTAATTATCTCATCATCTCGCGAACATTTGACACATTCAAGCGCAATGTGCTCGACATGATCTCCGAGATAGTCAAGGCGAACTCCCATTATTACGCTGGGAAAAGAGAACTCAAGTTGTTCGGAAAAACCGTACATGTGGTTGGAGCTTCTGATGAAAGAGCGGAGACTAAAATTAGAGGGCTCACTTGTCAAGGCGCTTATGTTGACGAGCTTTCCATATTGCCTCACAGCATTTGGCTTATGCTTATTTCAAGGTGCATGATGGGCGAGGCGAAAATATTCGCCACAACTAACCCGGATTCACCTTTCCATTGGATTAAAACAGACTTCCTGACAGATAATCCCGACGTTAAATCTTGGCAATTCCGCCTAGAGGACAATCCCACGCTAGAACTGGAAAAGAAAGAGTACATAAAAAGACAGTACAAGGGCTTATGGTATCAGCGGTTCATCGAAGGCTTATGGGTTCAGGCTGAAGGAAGCATCTATGATAGCTTCGACGCGAAGCTTCATGTTATAAATCATGCTCCTCATATAGCTCAGGAGTATATTCTAGGAGTTGATTATGGCACCTCTAACGCTTGCTCTTTTGTGCTTATCGGCATTAATCGCACTCGGTATCCTAACGTGTGGATTGAGGATGAGTATTATTATGATTCGAAAGTACATCAACGCCAGAAAACAGATACCGAATACGCAGACGACCTTCAAAAGTTTATCGAGGGGAAGCCTATCCGGGCCATTTACATCGACCCTAGCGCGGTTAGCTTCCGAATTGAACTCCAAAAGCAAGGGGTCACAAACCTTTATGAAGCCGAAAACGAAGTGATAGATGGCATTCGCTTCGTCAACGCCATGCTCAATAATGGAACGCTGAAGATTTGCTCTAACTGCAAGAATCTCATCAAGGAGATACAGAGCTATGTATGGGATGCGAAGTCTCAGAAGACAGGTGTTGACAAGCCAATAAAACAGAACGACCATGCGCTCGACGCTATGCGCTACGCCTGTTTTACGCATCTCTTCAATAAACCAATCGATGGCGGAAGGGGCGCTAAAGAGATAGACGATGATTATAGGCGCGCGATGGGCTGGGCTCCCGAGATGCCAGGATTCTTCAATATCCCTTTGTGACGTAATGGAGCGAATGCGCTATTTCCATGAGCCAGTAGATGACGAAGCAAAGCTGTATCACTATTATGAAACGCTGGAGCATACCTACTCTTCTTTCAATTATGTGTTTATAAAACAGGTTCTGGATTCTCGCACAATTGGATTGTTTTCTAGCGAAATCCGCTCCTTTTTTTGAGATGGAGCATAGAAGTCCTTCACTTTCAGTTTCATCAGTATTGGAGTACCATCTCTGTATAATGTCAGTGGATTCGTTCGGCATACAACGCCTTCCATTATTTGAGGGGTTTCGCTGCATAGAGACATGGGCTTGCTCTTGACATAATCAATAATCTGCTGCTGGTCCATCTTGCCAATATAGGGAACCATTGGCACGCCAAAGTGGTTGGCAACATCAGCTACGGATTCACGTTCAAGCCACCACGGGCCACAGCGTACATCAAATATAATAAACCCCACACTGCTACGATAATTGCCACCGGATTGTATTTTAGGCCCATATCCTTCCCCATATAAAACAACAGGTCCTTCAATATCTGTTAAATCAAACCGCTCCTGCATCTTTTCAGCTGTAAATGTCTTCTGAAGATAATCTAACAAGAAACAAGGAAGCTGTGCGTCTTTAGTACGGCCTCCGAAACGAATCTGAGGATCCATTCCGGGAAGCCATTCCCAAATTATACGAATGTTCATACCGTCTACTTTCTCTTCGACGGCCCACTCCCTGATGTTGGCAAATTCTTCTTTTGAATATACGTTTGCTATCAACTCCTTGCCATGCTGCATATCTCGCTTCCAAAGAGAGTGGATTTTTGGATATTCCATAAGATTACTTTTGTTGTTCAGTTAAAATGTCTTTTAAAATAGTATGAACACGTTTCATAGCCTCTTCAGGAGTCTTAATTTGATCAACGCCATCATCTTGTTCTTCATCTTCCAGCTTATCATTGTCTTTTTGTTCTGCTTGTTCTGCGGCTCTATATCCTTGCATATACACTTTAAATAACAGCAGCATCTTGCCCATAGACTTGCCGAAGACTTCACTGTCATCACAGAAATAAAGATCCCCATGATGCGAATTCCAGCTAAGCCGGATTAAGTCATTGTAAGCCACAGGTGTTTGGCCAAATGCCCATTTTTCAAATGCTTTTTGTTGTTCCAAGCTATCGAATTTTCCTGTAAACATAACCCCTCAACGTAAATGGTAAATAATATAAATCAAGATTCCAAGCGCAAGAGACAATGCAAAAAGAAGGCTGAATATGACGAACATCATTGCTCCTGGCGCTTCGTGTATCAAAACATGAACTCCTCGGCAACTTTCTCGGGAATATTGCCGGCATTCAGGTTGGCTATATGCGTTTCTACTACTTTCAATGCAGCATCAAAAAACCGACGTTTAATTTCAGGATCGGAAAAGTCCCAGTAAGGCTCATACTTCTCATCTTTTTTCATTGAAGGAGCTGTTACAAAGAATCCGCCATTTTTGCTTCGAATGAGCTTAAGACGGTTAAGGATGAAATTCCATTCCGGAATCTTTATGCCGAACTCGGCCTTCACTGACGATGCTTCTTCGGTCATTTTTGTGTAATATGTGATTTCCATTATTTTTTCTTGAATCCTGCTTTTAATCCGTTTTTGACTGTATCCATTATTTGGTTCAAAAGAGCTTGTTCTGCTTCTTCATCAGAACAAATATATCTTTTCGCTAATAGTCCAATCGCAAAAGCAGCACCAGAAAATACAGCTAAAAATTTTTCGCCCGGAATGATCTCATCAGGACTTTGCAGCAAAACTATTTCATAAAGTCTCTTCCCAATTTCATGCGTTGCCTTTTTCGCATCTTCTACAAAGTTATCAGCATTGTATTCTGGGGTCTTTTCTTCTTTCATAAATCACCTTTGGTTTCCCACCGTTTTACCGATTTAGCAATTCCGATGCAAGGTTTTTGTTTGTAAAGAGATTTTGTAAAGAAAAGCGATAGGCTTTATTGTAAAGGAAAGTATTTATTTACATAGGCCATGTATGACTCTGTTTCCCCAGTTAAGCGATACATATTACGTTGACAATGACCATAATATTTTGAAGATGATGGACAACGTATATAGTAAAAATATTACTATTAATCAGTCCTTTTGGAGCGAGGCAGATATCGACGTCAGATTCAAGACTGGAGATCAGAGTCTCTGGAACGATATATACGGCAACTTGCCTAGTTTTAGGAAGCGTCAATTCACCTTCAACCGTATCCAGAGGAACATAAACATGATCTCTGGCCGTCAACGACAATATAGGAAGGCAACTACCTATATGCCGCTTGAAGGATCTGCCGAACAGACTGCAGATCAATTCTCCAAGCTTTATACGCATGTCAATCAGACTGGCAACGTCTACATGAACATATCCAATGGCTTTGACGGGGCATTGACTACCGGAATGAACCTTTTGGCTACATGGCTTGACTTCAGGTCCGATCCAGTCAATGGCGAGATTCGGGTCGATAACATAGCTTACAATGGATATCTCATAGACCCATTCTTTACCAAAAAAGACCTTACCGACTGTAACAATATATGGGTACGGAAATACTTGTCTCGCGAGCAAGTGCGAGGAATTATGCCCGGCCGAGACGAAGAGATTCAAGATATGAGGGGCTGGGGAAATCGCGATGGCAAATTTCAATTTCAACCTGAAGCGTATAACTATGGAAATCAAGACCTTCTGATGTATGATGAGTTCTGGTATCTCTCGACCAGAAAGCAGAAAATGATTATCGATGCCGAAACTGGCGAATGCAAGGAATGGAAAGGACAGGATGAGGACCTTGAAGACTTCCTTGCCCATTATCCTCAAGTAGTCGAGCTGAATCAGGAAATACCAACAGTCAAACTCGCTATCGTCGTACAGGGAAAAGTGCTGTATCATGGCCCGAATCCTCTTGGCATAGACCGATATCCATTCACGCCTGTATGGTGCTACTATGAGCCTGAGATACCTTATTTTCCATGGCGTATCAGAGGCATTGTGCGAGATCTTCGCGATAGCCAATATCTCTATAATCGCAGAATGATTATCTCGCTGGATATACTGGAGTCGCAGATTAGCTCAGGATGGATTTACAAAGAGAATGCTCTTGTTAATCCAAAAGACGTTTTCCTCCAAGGTCAAGGAAAAGGCTTGGCTCTTAAAGCAGAAGCGCAGGTCACCGATGTTCAGCGTATCGAACCGCCAAGAATTGATCCCTCAATGACTCAGATAACCGAGATGCTAGGCAATGAGATGCAACAGATCTCCGGTATCAATGAAGAACTGCTTGGTTCCGCAGAAGACGACAAAGCAGGCATTCTAGCGCAACTTAGGCAAGGGGCTGGATTAGTCACGCTTCAGCCCATATTCGACAACCTGGACGAATCCCAGAAGCTTCTAGGGCAATTGCACATGGAGATCATACAAGCTAACTGGACTCCTGGCAAAGTGCGTCGCATCATCCAAGAAGAGCCGACGGAGGAATTCTACAACAGAGCTTTCGGCAAATACGATTGTGTCGTGGAAGAAGCCCCGATGACTTCTACCCAGAAACAGCTCGCTCTTCAAAAGGGCCTCTATCTCCGTGAGATGGGCATACCGATCTCTACTGGCTACCTTATCGACAATATGAATCTGCCGGATAAGAAGAAAGTTATTGAAGAGACTATGCAGCAAGAACAAATGCAACAACAAATGCAGATGCAGCAGATGCAGACGGAGATGGAGCAGAAGCAGCTTCTCGCGCAAGCAGCTATGGCGGAAGCTAACTCCAAGAACGCTCTCGCTGCCGAAAGGATGAACAAAGTGCAGTTAGACGCTGCTCTTTCTGCTGAACGTATGCAGCGTGCAGATGAAGACCGCACTGGCTCCGTGCTCAATCTCATCAAAGCTCTTAAGGAGATTCAGGGAATGGACCTTGAGCAGATGGAGACTGGGCTTCGCATTGTTCAGCAGATGGAAGGGACGACTACTGAGCACATGAAGATTAACGCTGCTAGAGAGAAAACAGCCCAGCCTGCGCAAAACGCAGTAGCATAAAATTTTGTTTTAACTTAAATTAAAGAAAACTCTAAAGGAGAGATTTATGGAAAAGATGTCCGGCAAAGGCAACTTCGCCAATATGCCCCAAGAAGTTAAGATGACCCAATATCCCAAATATCCCAATCCAGGCGATAAAGAGCTTGACGACACTATCACTGGCATTGACCAGACAGTGACTACAAGTTCAGGGAAAAGAAAGAAATACGTCTCTAACCAAAAGTAATTTATGCCCACAATGATACGGCCCGCAGGCAAGGCTCAAAAGATAGCCCAAGCTGTTATGAAGCAGAAAGGGGTGAAGATCCCGAAGTCTAAGTATCCGATACAGAAGATGACGCTTCCGGGTCCGTACCTTTTACACTGAGGAATTATGGCCAAAGCACATCCCGATGCCAAGCAAGACAAAAAACTCTTTTCTTCAATGCTAAAAAAAAGTATGAAGAAAGTAGGCGGTGCAAAAATTGCAACAGCCAAGACTAAGAGAACAGCAAAATTAGGCTACTAATTGGGTATCCGAGGCAGACATAAGTCTTACTATTATCCTTATAAGATCAAACTCTCGCGTCTTCAGGATTTTATGACTGCTCGAGAACAGACTTCCCAAGGCATATTGCAAAAGTTTGACATTTCGCCGTCTCCAAGTCAATACACGCTCCATCTTAGAGACGGCAACTTCACTTATTCGGAGAAGGACATTGATACCATGCTGGATGAGTTTCAGACGGCAAGTAATCCAAACTGCGGGAAGAATTAGCTTTTTCTAGACGTTCATGCCTATGAATCTCGTCATGACAGTCACAGCACAGAACTACAAGCAGTTCATCCGGATATTCCCAGACTTTGTGGCCATTTATATATTTCAGATGATGCACATGCAAAAGCTTTTTTGTTTCTCCGCATTTGGTGCATTTCCAACCTGCCTTTTCCTTGAGACGCTTGCACAACATAATCCATCTTGGCTTGCGTAACTGTTTTTCGTACGGAATGTATTTCATATTTTTCCTCCACAATAAACTTCACCTTTAATAAAAAAAGGTGTATCTGTAAATAAAAAGGAAAATGTTTACATATGGATGACAAATACGCATACAACCGTTTTGGCAGCAAAGCGACTCGTGTCGGGCAAGCCGTATACGATATACTTGCTAAAGGCGAAAACATTAATGTAACCGCTGAAGATATATCCGAGAACAATCAGCAGAAGTACATCGCCGAACTCAATATCGCTGCGGACCGCGGCAGGAAGATGTATCAATCGCCGTTCTATGTTGTCGTGCTCTTCAACAATGAACCGTCGCTTATCAATGTAGGCAGGCTTCGGTTCTTCCCAAGACAGACTGAGCCGACGAAAGAAGTTCTCATGATGATATTCCCGTATTTCCATAAAGACTTGTGGAAGATAGAGGAGAATGTAGGGCCTATCTATCAATACACTCTTCCTTCTTTAGAGAACTTTCGCGAGATACTGAAGAACAAGAATTCATATGCGGAAGACTTATCGAAGTGGACAGCCGAGCCTAAAATAGTTAAACTTCCTATAACAAAATAATTGCTTACATCTCCTGTTGTATTGTAAACATAAAATTATGTTTAACAAGCGTAACTGGCTTCGCAAGCCAAGGAGATATCATGTCCGATGAAGAAGCAATTCAAACAGTTGTAGAAGAACAAAAGCCTGAAGCAGTGGAAACGCCTCAGGAGACCAAGGAAGAGGCGGCCGAAGTAGTAGAACAGCCGAAACGTAAAGATGCAGAATACAATTTTGGAGAACTCAGAAAGTCTAAAGAAGAGGCTGTACGACGTGCTGAAGAAGCCGAACGACGACTTCACGAACTTTATTCACAAAAGAATACAGTCCCACAGCAGAGAGATCCCGATGATGAAGAGCTCGAACGACTATCCCAAGACGACCTGCTTACCGTAAAGCATGGAAGCAAGACCGTTGAGAAGAAACTGAAGCCTATGCAGAAGGAGGTACAGACTCTCCGCGCTGAACTGGCAGAACTTCGCATGCGTTCAAAGTATCCTGATGTCGATGATGTAGTTTCCGAAGAGAATATTGCCCTGCTAATGAAGCAGAAGCCTCAGCTTGCGTCGATCATTGCGAAGATGAGGGATGATGACCCTGAGAAGACGATCGCTGCGTATGAGGTCATTAAGACACTTCTACCGCCAAAGCAAGCAATCCCTATGGAAAAGAAAAAGGCTATCGAGAACATGAAGAAGCCTTCGTCAGTCAATGCAG